TGGAAAGAGATTATTACCCGCTGATTTTTCACCTGATAAACTCATAGCAGATAAAGCAGGCATAGATTACGATGGTGCGCTGGAAGCATTCAAGGATTGGGCAAATGCAGGTGGCAAGAAATACCTTGATTGGGATGCCTGTTTTCGTACTGCATGCAAAACATGGTTAAAGGAAAAGTTTCCACACCTTCGCAAAATAACATCTAGCCAAACCACGAAGGGTCTTCGATTTTGATTGATTTTGAACTAGCAGAACGAGCAGTGCTATCTGCCATGCTCCGAGATGAGAGTGGCGTATCAACTGCACAAGCAGGTGAGTCTCTTACCAAGGATGACTTTAGCAGCATGGATCGATCCTCGATCTTTGAGACGTGCCTTGAGTTAGCACCTGCAAATGAGGTTGATGTTATCATTGCCAAGCCAGAGCTTGCAGATGAGGTTACCTTTCTCAGCGAAAAGTATGGTGGTGGATCTATTCGCAGATACATCGAGTATCTCATTGAGTATCGTAACACGAGAAGCGTGGAGCGTGCATTATGGCAAGCAACTGATGATCTCAAAGCAAGTAAACCAGCAGAAGAGATTAGCCAGACATTTGTTAACACCATTGCCAAGTCACTTTCTCAAAGGAAGGGCGTGGTAAGTTGTGGAGCTGCAAGCAAGCAAGCATATGCTGAATTTCTTGAGATCGATGCAGGTGGTACTCAAGCCATACCAACAGGCTTAAACAAGTTGGATAATATTCTTGGAGGTGGATTCAAGAAGGGTAGCTTGTACGTCCTTGCAGCTAGACCAGGAGTAGGAAAGTCTGCTCTTGCAATACAAATGACATACGAGACTGCCAAGCGTGGTCTAAGGGCAAGCTACGCAAGCCTTGAGATGACTGCACAGGAATGCAGTGCGCGTTTACTTTCCAATGTCAGTGGTGTACGCAAACCAACAGGTAAGGGATTACTCAATGCCGGGCATAAGCAGAAACTTGAGAAGCAAGTGCAAGCCATGCAAGCATGGCCAATCACCTTCAAAGATGATAACCAAGCAACCATGCAATCAATTGAGGCATTCATTGCTAAACAAAGATTGGAAGGCGAGCTTGGTTTAATCGTTGTCGATTACTTGCAACTACTCTCTTCACCTGGGCATGACTCACGAGTGCAAGAGGTTAGCCACATTTCTCGTTCCTTGAAAGCAATTGCCATGAATTATGATGTACCTGTGCTTGCCTTGAGTCAGTTAAATCGTGCGCTAGAATCTCAAGGTAGGAATCCCATGCTATCCGATCTGCGTGAATCTGGAAGCATAGAACAGGATGCAGATTGCGTGCTTCTCTTGCACCGAGAAACAGAAGTAGATCCAATAAGTGATGATATCATTTGCAATGTTGCGAAGAACAGGAATGGCGAGTTGCGTGCTGCCAAGCTAACCTTTACCAAACCAACAGGTCGTTTCTCGACCCGTGTAGATGCCCGTTTGCATGATAAGAAACCATTTTAGACTACAAGTGACTTACATTGTCACTCATAGTATGCCATTGCGTTACGAGCATGGGGTCTAGAAATCGCTTTAAAGGAAAAAGAAGGGTAACATACCCATGTGGGTATTAAAACGCCTTCAAGAGGCTATATGACCTAAAGTTTAAGTTTCTCCTTGCTTCTTACGCCTGTAATAGTCTTCTACTTCCTTAATAAGTTTATCCATATACTTATTCCAAAGTTGATTCTCAACTCTTACCTCTCGTCCTTTCCAAACGCACCAAGCATTTTTCTCATGGTCATAAATTAGAAAACAAGGACGCACCCAATCTTTAGGTAAAGTTGGCGCTTGATAATTTTTTACGAGACTTATTCTCAAGTGAGCAAATGTTTGTTTTCTAAAGTATTTTAATTCTTGCCATGCTTCTTGCTTTGTACTGTAACCATAAATTATAGCACCTCTATTCAAATACTTGTGTTTGTCATTTGCATATTCGCATTCTAATTGAATTAAAGAGGAGATAAGTTTATTGTTAATTCCAAAAGTTGAAGAATTTTGATCGCATGAGTAACGATCACCAGAGTTAAGTAAGTCAGATTTATTACTGTAGAAATGCATTATGCTGGTACTCCTTCCTTTCCAATAGCTTGGTTCTGTACTTGCTCATTGTAATCGAGCTTTGTGTCTAGACCACTACGCAAGAACCTTCTTGCACGCTTGCCATCTTTACCTTGCTTCTCTGCCATTTCTCCAATGGTTAAGGATTTAATTGGTCTTGCATTCTCCTCATTGATAAATGGAAGCATGATAAGATCCGGTTCAACTCCAAACTTATTTGCAGTTGAAAGCACCAAATCATTTGATGGCAAGTGACCAGGTTCTTGGTGTAGTTTTAATGATTCAATTGCTTTTTGTAAATTAGTCATGCTGGTACTCCTTCCCTGCAAAAAGTATTGCCCCAAGTATCTAGCAGTTCGTCAAGGTTGTCATCACCCTCAACTTGCTTGTACATCCGGGTTTCTACTTCTTTGGTAAATTTATCTTTATCCAATATTGATTGCGCTATTTCTCTTCCGTGATCTTGAGGAAATTCATTTTCATTTGCATAGTGTCCGTAAATTGTGCATTCCATATTGTCTCTGTAACTTGTTGTTACTGTTTCCATGTAGTATTGTTTCATTGTACTCCTTTAAATTTAATTTGTGTTGATCCACTATTACTTGCGAGGCTATCGACTTCATAGACCTCGTCTGCTTCTGCATACATTGCATCGTACTTTTCCACATCTTTCTCGTTATCAAAACGTATGATGCCAGAATCTATTACTTCAGCTATGCCATCATCATCTACTTCATGCACTTCATAAAGTGAACCTTTTCTTGTTATGTCTCTTTGAATTGTTAAATGTTTCATTGTATATTTTTAGTTAGTATTTCTCTTGTTAAGTTTATTGATCCATGCAAGCACTTTCGGCACAAACTTGAGCGCTATGAAGAGCGCCAAGCCCATGGCGAGCTTTGGGAGCAGTGAGTTATCTTGTTTGCTCATTCTGTTATTGGATTTTCAAGTTGATGCTGCCAAAGAAGTCTCTCTGCATTGTAACATCTTTCCTTTGCTTCCTTAATTTCTTCGCTGGTATATCCTTTTTTGATGAGATCCTCATCGTTTTTTCTCATACCAACTAAGATACAAAGCTCTAATATTCTATCTTCGTTTAAATTGCTCATGCTGTTTCTCCTTCCACCTTGTCCAGGATTGCACGCAGGTTATCTCTTTCAAGATCCGCGCCACTATGGCCTTCCATGATTAATGTACTAAGCAATTTCTCAAACAGTTTGCATTGCTCTAATAACTCCGGCGCTGCTGCAATTAGCCGGGCGTTTGCTTTTTTCTCTTCATCTGATGCACTCCTTGTGTTGTGTCCACCCCATAGGATTTCCCTAGTGGGGTTATCGCTTTCAGTATATACCGCCTTGCCCATAGCTACCCATGGCCCTTGTGTGTGTGTTTCTTGTTTCTCGCTCATAATGTTATCCCTTCGTATCCGCTTTCTTCCCAAATTTTCTCGCATCCTTTGCTGTAAAAGTAGCGTGCTGTTAATTTATTGTTTTCATATATGAATAGAAAACCGTTACTTGTAATCTTATAGTTTCTCATAATTATATCCTTGTTTGTAATTTAAGTTTTAACTGTTTCTCCTTGCATGCTGCATGCATACATGCCCTCGTTTCACGAGGCCTCGCCACATGCTTTGCACGCTCCCTTTGCTCTCTCTGTTTCCGTGCTTTCTCGCCTATCGCAATCAGCTCTTGCAAGGCGATTGGAAAGAGTTTTGTGGCGTGTTTCATAACTCGCCTTCGTGAATAAAAAACTCACGTGTTATGCTTGTGGAATTGCAACAGTTGCAAGTAATTTGATTCTCACAAAAATCTGTAAAGCTTTCTCCTACAAATGAAAACAAATCTTGTTTTGCAAATTCTGTAGTTTCTACTGAGAAATCAATGAGATAATCGCAATCATTGCAGTTAATAGAAATAAATTCTTCTTTCATGATTCGTAATCTGTTGATTCAAGAACTTGAGTAATGCTTGCAGTGTAAAGATCATCATAATCCAGAATCTTTTTGTATTCCTCTTTTGCATCTTTCATGTTTTCAAAAACTTCGTAATGATCTGTTATGTCTGTAATCTCTGTACTTTTGTCTATGGTTGAATACACAACTAAGTATTTTCTCATGCTAGTTTCTCCTTTTTGCTTTAAGTGTTTGAATTGCGATCCAAGCGCCCATGATGGCGTATGGAGTGAGTAGTATAATTGCGATTTGATAGTGCATTGTAGTTTAATTAGAGTTATAAACTTTAGCTATGTTTACACTTGCTATTTCTAAAGTGATTTGAGCGTGATCTTCATCTGTAAGATTATTATTCCAACAATCTTTTAAATGATCACTTTCTTGTAAGATTTCCTCGCCTACAATATAGGCAAACATATTGGCAACCTTTTCAGGATCACTGAAATCTGTAGTGCATTCTCCAAAGTTGTCTTGTTCATACTCTTTTATCTTTTGAATAATATCAAATGCACTTGAACCAAGAAATTCTTTAGCTTTGTAAGTGCCTATAATAAAATAATCTTCATTGCATAAATGATGATGCAAGTCAGATGCGTTAGTTTCCTTTCCATATCCCTCTTCTAAGCGATTAGTGATATAGGAGTGAATTGAATCGTATTGATTTTCCATAGTAATTTTTTTTGAGTTAGTAAAACCAAGCAAAAGCGCTTGATATAAAAGACAATAAAATACAATAGATGTATTTGCAAGTATAAAAGCAATAAGTGTAGTTTAGTATGAATCCCCCATGCTTACTAGCATACAAGCCACCAAGTGCCGTTTCACGGCAGAGGGTGGAAAGCAATAAAGCAAAAAACTTTCATGCAAACTTGCCACTTGGACAACTCGCAAACTTGTAGCAAGATGGTATCAAATTATCATGCGAGGGAAGTATCAAATGCATGGATGCCTAAATGCAAGTGACTTGCAGTAAAAAGCATTTCTGTGAGGGGCAAGAAAAAATAAGTAAGCGTTATATATATCTGCACTAACTACATAAATAATCCGGCAAGGTAATTACATTCTTGCGATCCTACTCAATCGCTTGCCATTCTTGCGAACTATCCAAGTCAAACCAAGCAATCCCACTATTCATGCGAGGCGTGCACTTTCTAAAAGAAATGACTCACCCAAAAAACGTTATAAATAGACGCACGCATGCACGCACCTGGGGGGGCGGGGGTGCGCCTGCGCGCCTGCGTTCTTTCTATATTATTATCACCCCCCACATAACTTTTTTTGCAATATTGCCCCCTTCATGGGGCGTTGCTTGCACATGGTTATTATGGGGTGCAAGTCCCACGCAACGCATACCCCCAAGCCCCCCACACAGCATGGCCTCGGATCGAGGGTATATGTTTGTAGTTTACCTAGTAGGTATGGAGTGTGGTACTTGATTTACTAGGTAAAAGAAAGTGTGCTTGGCTTTTATGTGGTTACCAAGCAGGCGATTAAAGTAACCAGGGACAAATTAACCCCGCCACATTACCTATTGGGGAAAGTTATTTATCTATAGGCTTATAGATGCGATGACCTGTATGTATGACAACTTCCTTGCATAGTTCGATGAACTCCTGATCTGTTAAGCTCCCCTTTGCCTGGTTTGCTTCCGGGCATAGGAGTTGTAGGTTGTTTAGAGTATTATCTCCACCACGTGATATTGGTTGTATATGATCATACTCGTATGTTTCTGGTTTATTGAATTCGATTGGTCTACCTGTTAGTGCGCAAGGGAAGTGGTCACCATATTTTTTGTGTACATCTTTATAGTTGAAAGTCATTGTTCTTTGGAAGCGGCTTGCTTTTACAGAGATTGATTGTTTTACCTGCCTTGGTGATTTATTGATATACCAGGCAGCTTTTGGTTTATCTGAGAGGTGTGCATTTTTAAAGCAGTATATTTTATTAAGAATTTTCTTTTCATGTGGTGGAATTGCTGCTGTTTTTTTCTTTACTTTATCCCTTGTTTTTTTGCGTAGTGAGTAGGATACAGTGGATAGTGAGCAGTTTAGTTCTTTGGCAATTTGTCTATATGAGTATTGTTTTTGCCTGAGAGCTATAATCTTTTTATTTAGTGGGGTTGTCATCTGGTGTAATGTCTGTGACTTTATCCTTGGATGCTTCCTTGGGTTGTTTTTTTACTTCCTTGGTTGCACCTTTAAGTATTGAGCGTACCTGGTCTGGGGACATATCGGATGCACCTAGTGTTACATTTGCGGATGCGGTTATATTTGATGGTCTACCTGAGACTGTTAGGAACTTGTCCATTAGGACTGCCACTGCATAGGCTAGGTTTTGTGGTGGTATCTCGTCTAGTTTGTTGTGTAGGGTATTTAGTGAGTCTGCCACCATATCGGATAGCTTTGAGTTTACTTTGTTTAGGAACTCCTGCTCTGTCATGTCTAAGCGATAGCGTAGGAATAGACCAATTGACTTACGTATCTCTGGATCTGAATGCATAAGAAGTTCTGTCTCTTGTTTTGCGGTTGATTGTTTAGCTGCAATCTTAGCTGCTGATTTTATTATATTGTTTTTTGTCATATCTGTACAAAATCCACGGACATCCTTTGGTAATCCTGCTCTTCGTTGGTATCTCTTGGGCATGGTATATTTTACTTTTTTTCAGAAAATACTTGCATTGTCAAGTGCAAGACTACATAAGGTGACAAATGGATACAGAGCGTGGAAAAGAGATATTGAAAACTGCGTGTATGAATTACACTGAGTTTAGCAAGTTGGTTGGAGTTAAGCCTATCACAGTCAGGCTTGCATTCAGTGGGAAGAGATTAAGTAAGAAGATGGTTAGTTTGCTTGAGGATATGGAGAGCAAGCAGAAGGATGAGGATGCGAAGGAGGAGAGGCGTGCGGTTAAGGTTGGTATGATTATGCAGAGTATGGATGAGGTACGCAGTGCGAAGGTGTATCTGTTACCCAAGAATCCATACCTTCGTTTTATTGAGTTTCCAGATGGTACACATGGCAAGTTCCGTGCAAAGCCAGGTACGTTTGGATTGGGAAGTATGGTCAAGGTTAAGAGGGAGGATGGAGATATGTACACTTTGGAAGGTAATTATGACAGGAAGGGAAGATTAATATGATAGATGATGATGAGCGTGATGAATACCGCGAGGAATTATGTCATGACAGGCGAGAGAGAGAGGACGAGGGAT